TTTGGACGGGAGTACAAAGAAATAAAAAAGCTGAAATGAAAGACCGGCTTAGGGCCTCCGAACTGCTCGGCAAATCAGAGGCCGATTTCACTGAGAATTTATCGCATCGCTTCCCTGAAGGTTGCGGCGTTATGCTTATCGGCGGTGGAGGTAAACAGGAGAACTGGCCGAAGAAATCTAAAAAATTCCATAATGAGAATTGCAATGGCAATCGAAACGGCAACGACAACAAAAGCACAAAACGAGCTAAAGGTAATCTGGCAGCCACACGAGGGTAGCCAGGAGCTATTCCTTAGCTGCCCGATTTATGAGTGTCTGTACGAAGGGACACGCGGGCCTGGCAAGACAGATGCTTTGTTGATGGACTTTGCTCAGTACGTGGGACGCGGCTATGGTACAGAGTGGAAGGGGATTCTTTTCCGCCGGGAGTACAAGGAGTTTGACGATCTTGTAGAGAAATCTCGTAAATGGTTTCCGCTTATCTTTCCAGGCTCAAAGTTCATTGCATCAAAAGGCGATTACAAATGGATATTCCCGAACGGTGAAAAACTGTTTTTACGTACAGCAAAAAACATACGGGATTACGACAGCTATCACGGACATGGTTATCCCTGGATTGGCTGGGAGGAGCTTACGAGCTGGCCGGACGATGAAATATATATCGCCATGCTCTCTATATGCCGGTCCTCGCATCCCGGTATGCCACGTCATTACCGCAGTACGTGCAATCCCTACGGTGTCGGTCATCACTGGGTAAAGGCGCGGTTCATAGATCCTATGCCGCGTGGCATTGTCATAACGGACGAACAGGGCAGGGAACGAGTAGCCATTCACGGTGAAATATGGGAAAATACACACCTACTCGAAAACGATCCTGAATACTTAAAGAATCTGAAAGCTCAGGCCGGGGCCAAGAGGGCTGCCTGGCTTGAAGGTGATTGGGACATCGTTGCAGGCGGCATGTTCGATGACGTCTGGGACAGCAAGGTTCATATAGTGGCTCCGTTCGAGATACCGCAAACATGGAGACTTGACCGATCATTCGACAGGGGAAGCAGCAGTCCGTATTCAGTTGGCTTTTGGGCTGAATCAGACGGGTGTGATATAAAACTAAACGATGGTTCGCTGAGAGCAACGCAGAGGGGAGACTTGTTTCGATTTGCTGAGATATATGGGTGGACGGGTAAGCCTAATGTAGGGACAAGAGAATTACCTACTGAAATTGCTCGTAAAATTGTCATGTACGAAAAAGAATTTGGAAGGTTAGTCAAACCTGGCCCTGCGGACACAGAAATATTCACAGTTGAAAACGGATATTGCATAGCAAGTGAAATGGAAAGAATGGGGATTAGGTGGACAAGAGCCAATAAATCTCCCGGCAGCAGGATAAACGGCTGGGAGATCCTGCGAGAACGTTTGAAAAATTCAATTGCCAGGGAAGGGCCGGGGCTGTTCGTATTTGATACCTGCCGGCAGTTCATACGCACCGTCCCCGTACTACCGAGGGACGACAAGAAACTCGATGATGTCGATACTTTGGCAGAGGATCACTGCTTGCACGGTGACACGCTTATTGTAACCGCAAAAGGAAATTTTCCAATACGAGAATTAGTAGGAACTAAAGGGTTAGTTTTGACAGCGGGTGGCTACTGGACCGAATACAAATACTGTAAATTAACGAGGAAAAATACAGAAGTTTTTCGCATTACTTTTGAGGATGAATCGTTTATAATATGCACTGGTGATCACAAAATATTGACAGCCGAAAACCAATGGAAAGAGGTTAAGGAATGGAAGTCAAAATCATATCAGCCAGACGACAAGAATTCCAGGGCAAGTCGTATTATCTGTGCGGTCAATACTTCCAAAATAAAGGTGTCAGACTTCATCGAGCAGTGTGGGAATATCATAACGGAACAATCTCAAAAGGATTTCACGTCCACCACATTGACGGAGATCGAGCAAACAACTGCAAATCTGCATATAGACGAAAAACAGGAGCAGATCAAATCGAACGCAAATGCGTTATCTGCGGAGCACTCTTCTCAGTTAATAAATACTATCCAAACAAAACCTGCTCAAGACGTTGCGGTGCAAAGCTTAGGTGTAAAGCGGGTTGAAGAAGCTGGCTTTGCCGACGTATATTGTCTTGAAGCAAACATCACGCATTGTTTCATCTTAGCTAACGGGATTATAGTTCATAACTGTGGCGACGAAACGCGCTATAGGGTATTAGCGAAAACTTACAGTCTTAATGTCAGACAGGCAAGCTGATAAAAAGGAGAAATAATGGCAAAGTACGGAGCAAAAAGTGGAGCTGGCAAAGGTATAGGAATGCCGGGCGGCGGCGGACGTAATCGAAATACAGGCGGATGCTCTAAAGGCGGGCCTGGTTATGGCCGCGGTGGTGGCAGGGGCGGCGGTGCTGGAAGGAAAAAGTGAATAACGTTTGAACATTAAATCAGATTAGATAGCGGAGATTAGAAATGGAAAAATGCGAAGCTCATAGCGGGTTTGAAAAAGCTATCGATAACCTTGAGAAAAGCGACATTGACCAATGGGCTCATATCAACAGCATCGAGGCTGCGCTGCCACGACTTGTTCCTGTCTGGGTGGCAATAGTCCTGATGGCCTCAAGTGCATTAACAGCAAGCGCTCTGACTTTTGCGGGTATGATTATCAAGTTTACGGGAAAGGGATAATGGGTCGGCACAAAAAAGAAAGAACTGAGCATTTAAGGGAGGCAACAATTCACGGCCTGGCTAATGATTTTGCCGTGAACGAGATCGAGCAGAACAACTTTCAAAAACTTTTAGATAGATTTGTTGTCCTGCGTATTAGAAACGAAAGTGAAATAAGAAAAGTTTTGGTGTGAGATAATATTATGACTGAAACACAAAATGCAAAAGTTGATACTCCGTGCAGTGCTTATAATGCGATGGCTTCCGAATGGCCATTGATTGACGACCTGGTTGGTGGTAGTGGCCCCATGCAGGCAGGATCGGCGGCATATCTGCCCAAGTTCGACAAAGAAGAAACGAAGCACTACAACACCCGTGTTGCCAACTCGATTCTGTTTAGCGCTTACGGGGATACGGTCAAGAGTATTTGCGGCAAGCCGTTCAGTAAGGCGTTAACGATGCAGGGCGATTTACCAGCACCGTTAGACGAATTGGAGGACAACGTTGACGGTCAAGGCAAGTCGCTTTCGCAACTGGCAAAGGATATATTCTTCGAGTTCGTCAATCGCGGCATGGGCCATATTCTCGTTGACTTTCCGGAGACAATTAACGAGGATGGCACAACTCCTAATCTGCAAGAGGAACGTGCTAAGGGACTGATGCCCAGATTTATAAATATCAAATCCGAGCAGTTGATCGGCTGGCGTACAGAGAAAGATGCCGGCGGAAAGCCTGTGCTTACTCGTATCAGGATAGCGGAGACGCAGACAGAGCCGGATGGTATGTGGGGCGAAAAGCAGGTTAATTATGTTCGGGTTATCGAGCCGCATAGCTGGAGACTTTATCGCCAGGGAGAAAAAGACAAATACATTCTCGAAACCGAAGGAGTCAACAGTCTCGGCAAGGTCCCGCTCGTAACCGGGTATGCAAACCAGACGGGTTTTATGGTCGCCGAGCCGCCGCTCAAGGAACTGGCAGAGACAAACCTTGCTCATTATCGCAGCGACAGCGACCAGAGGAATATCCTTCACATGGCGAGAACGATAACGTTGTTCGTGAAGGGGTTCACTGATGAAGATGCTCAGAAAATTGCGCTCGGGCCGAATCAGATTATCTCTACGTTGAATCCAGAAGGAGATGCGAAATTCCTGGAACATTCAGGAAACGCTATCGATGCAGGCGCCAAGGATGTTGAAAAGCTTGAGGAGCGAATGATGATGCTCGGCTTGCAGCCTTTCCTTCGCAAGACAGGCAATCAAACAGCCACCGGCCAGTCGATAGATGAGTCCAGGGCAAACAGCGATATCCAGGCGTGGGTAATGTCACTTGAGAAAATGCTGAAAATGGCTTTCGAGATCGCAGCTGAATGGATCGGCGCTGAGCTACCGGACGATTTCAAGGTGGATATCTTCAATGACTTTGCTATCTGGGTCAGGGCGTTGCAGGATGTTGCGGATCTCACAAAGATACGACAGGCCGGCGAACTTTCAAGAACAACGTTCCTGAGAGAAATCAAGAAGCGCGCTCTGCTTTCCGAGACGCTGAGCATAGACGAGGAAGTTGCCGCCATCGAGGCCGAAGGGCCGGCTTTGGGTATGGTTGGGCTCGATGATAACAATGAGTAGTTAGTTGGCTAAAAAGAATCCAAAACTTGTTGAGCTTCCGAAGTCTGTCAATGAGCTTATCGCTGACAGGGCAATCCGTCACGCCCTATATCTGGAGCGTCACAAGACGCATATTGTCAATCAGCTCTTGACTGAATTCAACAACAGCCTTGAGCCCGCCCTGGTTGCGAAGATTGAAAAGAGTCTGCGAAGGGTGACTGGAACATCTAAGCAACTGCAATCCCTGTTCAAGTACAACGGGGAATTAGTGCGTGAAGAATATATTGTGATGGAGGCCAAGTTATACAGCCAGCTAAGGGATTTCGCAAAGGTCGAATCTTCCTGGCTGATAAAGACTATGCAGAATGTTATGCCGATTTCTTACGACTTTGTAGCTCCTAGCGCAGGTATGCTCAAGTCGCTTGTGACTACTCAGCCGATGGAGGGGGCTTTGGTCAAGGAGTGGTTTGGAAAGCTGTCGAAGGATACCGCCTTCAATGTCAATCGGCAAATTCAAATGGGGATGGTTGAAGGTGAGGGAATTGCAAAGATCGTCCGAAGAATCAAGGGCACCCGGGCCGCTCAGTACACGGACGGCATACTCAATGCCAGCAGGCATAATCTCAATTCCGTTGTCAGGACCGCCACAAGCAATGTGGCTCATGGCGCCAGGGATGAAGTTTACAAGGCCAATACGGACGTCGTTAAGGGTGTGCAGATTATAGCGACCCTGGACACTCGAACCTGTATGGTTTGTATGGATCTCGACGGCAAGGTTTACCAGGTCGGTGAGGGCCGGAGGCCCCCGTTTCATTATTCATGCCGATGCTCTGATGCTCCTGTTTTGAAGTCCTGGAAGGAATTAGGTATCGACGCGAAAGAGATTCCGGCAAGCACGAGGGCTTCGATGAACGGGCAGGTAC